TGATGACGCGTTCCTAATGGGAGGAATAGCAGGGGTTCGCAACGGAGATAGTGCAGTGAACCCACCAACCGACGGATTCACAGAGACCTTCCTACCTCAGGAATTGGAGGGCGGTCAAGTAGTAGCTGTCCCCTCTCTCTTTCTAGGTGGGGCAATCGGATCCGAATTCACCGAAGACGGTATCATTACTGTGATTCTCGAGTGCACAACTGAAAGCATGTCGAAGGCGAACGCCGTTTCCCTAGCAATCTCCCAACAGTAGGTGGAAGATTGCCTAAGGGATCCTGTCCGACTTGTGCGGCAATAGAGGCCGTTTTAGTAGCCTCACGCCGCGTTCCTAAGGGCGTGGCTAGGGAGGTTGCCTATTCGGCTCCCGTGAAGCGTGGGGACAAGGCACTCAGGAGGACCAAAATGGTGCGGAAGGCCTCAGAATATTCAAGGAAACTTAGCAAGCATCTCAAGATCGAGAGAACGAAGGCCATGAAGAAGAATGGGGACTTCAAAAAGGGTTGGGATCAGGCCAGAGTCATGAAGGCAGCACACAAGTGCGTCAAGAAGGAGATGAGGAAGAGATGAAGAGAATACTGAATGAAGACCTTGTCCTAATGGGACAGATTACACCCGGAACGAAATATGAGACAGAGAACAAACTACAGTTGTTTGACGGGAAGTTCACAACGGGCTATAGAGTCAAGAGTTTTGACATCACCTCCAAAGGACCAACTGGGAACTATGAGTATGTGGCCAAACTATCTACGCAGATCCCCTCCACACTCTACACCTTCGAGTGGAATAACATCGAGGAGATCGCATGGGCAGGGTGGAACATCTCCAACTCTGCAACTGCCCTACTTGAATCATGGGTGCGACCGGATAACATGATTGTGGAAGACCTGTACATCACAGCATATCAAACGGGATCATCAGAGTCTTATGAAGAACTGAATTACATGATAGTTCTCGAAAAATATGAGTTCTCTGCTTGGGATGGAGCCTTCAACATGGTCCGTAATCAATCACAGGCCGGTTCTTCATGAGCGATGATCTCGGAGAAAGAGAAGCAGAGGTTCTCAAGGATTTTCTGGGCGTGGTTCGTCTCTGTTTGTATGTCCTTGCTGCCATTGGTGGGGCTGGTCTTTCTGCAGATCACTTCGGATTAATCTGAAAAGAAGCTGCGTTTCTAATTTGATCTCGAAATATTTCCGGAATTCGAAGTGAAAAGGATCCTGGTTCTGCAGCTACAAAAATTTCAGTGTCACGGTTTTGATTTCGAGTGAATTTCTGATTTCCGGATTCCGGTAAATTTCCGTTGATTTCTTTCCGGGGGGTTTCCCCCCCCCATTGAAGAGCAATCGAGGGGGGAAATTGCGTGTTAAACTCACTCTGGAGGGACTCTAGCGTCTTCTTTGATGATATTCTGGAGTCGATGGATGGTCTTCCAGAGAGATTCAATGATTGCATCCTTCTCCCCTGACTCGATCTTGGATCTCTCATGGCTCTCAATGCAGTGGGAAATGTATCGTCCTCTCGATCCCGAGAACCCTGCTCTCTTTTTCTTGTTCAGAATGAATCCCACTGCCACTCCTTCGAGGATCACAGATACTTGTTTGGTTGAATTCTGGTACTTTTTCTCCATCGCTGCGAATTCCTCGGGACTCATTCTTGATCCCTCCTTCGAGAATCCCAGACGGCCACGGAATAATTTCCTGAATAGCCTCCCACAATTTGCATTCCTGTCTTCTCGAACAGGCCACATTTCGAAAGGACGTTGCCGACCCAATTCATTGTGACTCCCATTCTGATCCTCGCGTTCAACCAATCATGGATTTCGATGGAATTCATCTCTCCATCCTCCAAAATTTTCTCTTCCAATGCTGTTATTTTTTTCACATGTTTTCTTACTCTCATTTTTTTCACTCCCTTTTGCGGGTTTTTTCCCATGATCCTCCTCAATTCTTATACACTTCCCGTGGAAAAGGTCACTGGGGCTGTCTAGACCGGGTTTCACTCCTCGGGAAAGTCTAGTCATTCGCCCCACCTGTAAAAAAATAATAATAATAATTTTCATAAGGTATCTCGAGACGGGTAGATCGCATGGCGAAGAATACATTCCTCATCAGAACAAGCGTAACACTATCGAACAGCGGAGCAACTTTCGGACAGTCCGAACTAGACTTAGGGTCATACACGAACTTAGGCAGTTCCAAACCAGAGGTGCTGAGGATCCATTCCGCCCATGTCTACTTCCAAGACGCCTCTGGGTTCATGCCAGACATGGGAGCAAACAAGGCCGGGACAATCAACTGGCAACTATGCACCACATCGAAGTCAGGTCTAGTCGTTGCTACTGATGACGCGTTCCTAATGGGAGGAATAGCAGGGGTTCGCAACGGAGATAGTGCAGTGAACCCACCAACCGACGGATTCACAGAGACCTTCCTACCTCAGGAATTGGAGGGCGGTCAAGTAGT